CGCGAAATAATGAAAATAAAGGCGATTAAGGTACAATAGTTTTTGGGTCGGGAGTTCCTAGCCGCAGAAAAGCCACTTGTTATAGTGGCTTTTTTGTTGGCTAAAACGGGCAGAAATCGAATCCTTCGCACTCATTTTTTTGATAAACAAACTCAACAGGCACAAAGCCATGCTTTAAGCACTCACCCTTTTTCTTGTTAAAGTTTGAGCATTCAATACAGCGATTTTTTAATGCTTGCTCACATTCTGCAATCTGTTTTTTTATTGCGTCATACTCGGCTTTATGGTTCATACTTTGCTCCAGTACCGTTTTTTAATTTCGGTATATTTTGATGGTAGAATGTCGATTGATGTTATTTTGTGTTTATATTTATCAGCACGAAAAACCTCAAAATAAAAACCTATAAACTCATCGCCTTTAATATTAATAATATTCCAATTAATACCAGTTAGTTTATTTAAAAACATAACAGCTTTTCTTAATCCAAACTCGCTATGCTCAGGCGTTAGCCATTCGTAATACTCTGCCAGTCCACAATGATAAGTTACTTTGATGCTATCAGGCTTACCTTGTTTTTTGTGTATCTTAAAACTCACGCGGTCAACATCAACACGTTGTACCTTGCGCTGGTCTGATAATACAGCCCCATTATAAGCCTCAAGCGTTAAGTTTTTATCGGGTTCACGCTCAAAAATATACAAGCAATCAGGGCAAATACGGACGGCAGCATGAAGTATCATATTGCACGATGGGCATTCTTTAGATGGTGCTTCGCCTTCACCTTCGCCTTTCGTTTTTACTTTTACATCATCAATGCAGCCGTGTCTTAACACATTACCGCCATAGTCAAGTAAAAGTGCATCTTGTTTATTTGGGTATAACCTCATCACTCGTCCGACAATCTGAACATAAAGCGCGGTCGATTCAGTAGCACGAATTAACACGCACATATCAGCAATGGGGAAGTTTGAGCCAGTCGTTAATATATTGACGTTAACTAGGCAGCGTAGGCGGCCATTACTAAAATCGTCTAATATGTACTCGTTATCGCTTTGTGAGTGATAGCAAGCAGCATTCACACCATGACTTTTTAACTCATTTGTGACCTGTTCAGCGTGTTCAATTGACACACAAAACACAAGCCATGCCTTACGCCTTGCCCCTTGTTTAATTATATCCTGCACGATTTCAGGGGTTTTACTCATGTATAGCGATTCAAGCGCACTATCTAAAAACTCGCCCCCTTTATGCTTAACCTTGCTTACATCTATCTTTACACCGCCACCGTTTGATACTACAGGACACAAAAAACCACGTTTAATAAGTAACTTAACATCAATTTTATAGGCTACTTGCTCAAAAATAGGGTTATCCCACTCTGTTAAATAACCACTGTCTAAACGGTAGGGTGTGGCTGTCAATCCTAAAATCTTTAAATCAGGATTAACTTCTTTTAGCTTGTTTATAAGCGCGTGATATTGTCCTGACTCATTGGGTGCAACAAGATGACATTCGTCAATGATAAGTATTTCGTAATGCTGGATTATGGCGTTGGCTATGCTTTGTATGCCTGCAAATACAATCTGTGCATCCTGTGTTTTTTGATTAAGCCCTGCGCTATAAAATCCCGTGTCGGCATTGGGTAGCAGGTTTTTAAGCTCTGCCTCGTTTTGTTCTAATAGTTTTTTGCGGTGCGTGACGACTAAAACACGGACGCTATGTGTGATTGAGTCATGGCATATTTTGCCAATTATTAAACTTTTTCCTGCTCCGCATGGTGCTTCAATAATGCAGCTTGTGCCGTTCTGCCAGTAAGCATAGGCGGACTCCACAGCATTGGCCTGATAATCTCTTAATGTAATCATGCTTGGTTTCTCGGTTGTGCGGTACGCAATGACCGCACTTTAGTGGTGTGTTATTTTTGGCTTGGTAGTTGTTTTGCAAACTCTGACCACAGCAAAGGCATTGACGATGCCATGTCATAACGGTTTTTGGCAACATAGGCAGGGCTTGAGCTTAGGTTAAGGATTCGCTCACCTGTTGTTATCGCCCTGTTTCTATCATCATTAAAGCCCTTGCCCTCGGTAACTTTGATAATCTTTTTTAACGATGCATAGCCTATAATATCGGCAAACTCACGACACAAAGCCGCCGCCTTTTTGTGTAGTTTTAGGTCGTGTTGGTCAAAGGTTAGGTGCTCAGGGTCTTCTACTTTGTTGACTTGACTATGGGCAGTCATAATAACAAGCATACCCTTGTCACGGCATTTGTTTAATTCATCAAAAAAGTATGACCAAAACACTAAAGCCTCGTTATAGCCGCGTCCGTAGCCTATCTTCTCAATGCTTGATACTTTGTTATCAGTGCATACCTGTTTCCATATCAATGTTTCTAACCAGTCTAAACTATCAATAACCACTGTTTTAAAGTCGTGGTCTTCGTTAGCTAGGCTGTCTAGTGCTTTCATCACATCAAGATACGATTCGGCAAGGGGGAAGCATGGCACATCAATTTTGCCCAGGCCGTCCTCTGTTTGGATAACGATAGGGTTAGGTGCTGACGTAGCAAAGGTTGTTTTACCTAGTCCACTTTCACCATAAATAATTACACGCTCTGTTTTTGGTGTGTTGCGTCTCACACAATTTAAAAAACTCATAGTTTTATTCCTTAAAATGTAAAAAGCCGCCACAATGGGCGGCTAGGTTAGTTATTATTTTTGCCAAGGTTTTTTGGCAGGTGTGGTAGGTGCAGGTGCTTTTTGTTGTTGTGGTGGCGGTGTAAAATCAACACCATCAACAGCTTTATATCCGCCAACATCATTCGAGGCTTCATACTCGCCTTGTGCTGGACGTACTTTAACTTTAATCATTAAAGGCTTATCGTGTAACTCTTCGCTTGATTGAGGAGACATAACGCCAACAGCGCGGCAAATGGCGGCCAAGTCTTTTTTAGCAATATCAACCGCTTTGTCGTTTGCGTTTTTAAGATTCAAACGTGCAAACACTAAACGGTTGGAATATTGACCTTCAATAACTTGAAGTGTTAAAGACAAATACTCACCATAGCCGTCACGCGTTGGTTTCATCTCTGAGTTGGAGATAATTGCTTGATACCATCCAGCAGGGATTGGGTCGTAAGATGATGATGGTTCGATGGTGCTTGCATCAAAATTGTAGCCTGATAAATTGCTCATAATGTTTTCTCGTTTCGTTGGTTAATAATGATTCACTGGTTACACTGGTTTCGTTTGTTTCGTGTGCCAGTGATTGACATATTAGTCATAAAGTTTTATTGTGTCAATCATCAATCAACAAAAAGGTGAAAAAATGTTAACCATAGAACAAATTAAAAAACTGCTAGAAGATAGACATTTGTCTGTTGTGGCTAAAAACGCGGGCATTGGTGAGGCTACTATTTTTCGGTTAGCCAAAGGTAAAAACGTTGCATATTCAACTGTTAAAAAACTCTCTGACTATTTAGAAGGACAATTAGAAAATGCAAAACAATAAAGAAGCCGCGTCAAGTTATGACGCGCAAGGGTTTAAATTGTGCCTGGTTAAAGGCAAAAAGCCGTTTCAAGACAAATGGGAACAAAACCCAGTTACTGATTTTAATTTGTTTGATTTACACGGCATTGGCTTGATTCATCAATTGAGCGGTACTTGCACGCTAGACATCGACAATATAGAGCAATCTACTATTGCACTGGCTGCCTGTGGTGTTGATTTAGCTGCTTTGATGGCTGAGGGTGTACGCATCGAATCGGGGCGTGAGAATCGATCTAAATTGTTGTTTAAAGCACCTGCCAACATCGAATTAAAACGCCATGCGCTAAACTGGACAAAAGAAGACAATCCAAAAGAGTCGGACGTGGTTTTCGAGTTGCGTGGTGGTTTTACTCAAGATGTATTACCGCCTTCTATTCACCCCGACACTGGCAGCCCTTATTTTTGGATAGGGGATTACAAAAACATACCTGAGTTACCGCCAGAATTATTAAATATTTGGACGCAATGGGATATTGCAAAAGACGTTTTAAAAAGTGCGTGTCCGTGGCACGTTGAAAAAGAAGACTACAAAGCACAATCCGCACCTGTGCGCGTGTTTGGCAGTGATAATGACGTGATAGGTACATTCAATAAAAGAATGCCACTAGCGAACATTTTGAGTAATTACGGCTATAAACGCATTACCAAAACACGGATGCTGAGTCCACACTCTAAAAGCAAATTAGCAGGTTGTATTTTGTTAAGTGGCGAGGGTGTGGACAAAGTTTATATTCATCATGCGTCCGACCCGTTAGGCGATGGCTATGCACATACGGCTTTTGGGGTGTATTTGTACTATCAACACAACAACGATTTAACAGCCGCAGTAAAAGAGGCCGCGTTATTGTTAGACATGGATTACAAAAAACCACCCGAAGACGAAACTTTGTTAGAGCAGGGTAATGATGTTGCTAATACGTTTTTAAATGCAAACGTAGTCGAGTTAAAACCCGTACAAGTTGACACTGTCAAGATTGATTGCAAACTACCAGTTGAGTCACTAAACGAGGTAGCGGCATGGATTAAGGGTCAAATTGGTACAGCCCCGAAGTATTCTATTGTACAAGCTACACTAGCCTTTGCTTGTGCTATGGCTAGTCGTTGTGTGCGTTTAAAAGACGGAACAAGTTCTAGCACGTTTTTGGCCATTGTCGCTGATAGCTCGGCACAGTTGCAGCCGTTAAAAGGGATTTTAAATAGTGCTATTGATGCTTGCGGCGATAGACAAATAATTCGCGGTACTAAAATCAGCGGCTCAACTTGTTTACATAAACAATTGCTAACTATGCCGCGTATGTTTTGGGCAACCGATGACTACGCTACCATGATTAACTTTGGTAAAAAACAACAATCAGGCGCAATACAAGGGGCGTTAAGCGCAATAAATGAAGTCTATTTAAACAACACACTCTATTTAGATAAAGACAGCATTGGCGCGAGTTTTGGCAAGAAAGATGATGGCGATGATAAGCACATATCAGAGTACAACATCTATCGCCCTTCTTTAACGATGCTAAGTTTAATGAGTTATAAACACATTGATTTTGTGGCACAGCGCGACCAGTACAGCTTAGGCAGTTTACAGCGTTTAGTGATTGCAGATGGTGGCGAGAGCGTATCTTGTGAACGTGATTTTGACGCGCCATTCCCGACCAATGTTAAATATGTGGTGAGTTCTATCAAAAAAACAGGGAGCGAGTTTATTGATATTGCATCAATGAATCCTGTACAAAAAATTGCTGTTTTTGACTGTGATAATACCGCCACCCTTTTTACTCATTCATTAAACCGTATTAAAGCAACGTGCAGCACAGATGAGCGTAAGGACTTAATCGGTATAGCATTGGGTTGGTGCGGTAGTTTTAAACGTTTGTGCGTGGCTTTGGGGGCGTTTAATAACCCTGCCAGTCCGACAATTAACGAAGCTATTGTGCAATGGTGTAGTAATTGGATTGTGTTTCATTTGGAAAAATTGTTGGCACGTTTAGAGATAAACGGACTTGATGAGGAAATAGGGATTGAAGAGGAAGTTTTAAATGTTGTGTATGATTTTGGGAAAAAAGGTGCATCAAGCCGTGATATTGGGCGCAAGCATCGAGCGTTTAGAAACTTAGACGCAGTACAAAAATTAGAGATGCTTGCGAAACTAGAAGCACAAGAAAAAATCATTGAAAAAAAGGAAGGCAAAGCGGTTCGTTATTTTATGCCTGTTTTTTTTAAAAGTGATTGCACAACAAACGTAAAATAAGTTAATGTTGAGGGGTTGGAATGATTTCAACCCCTTGTTTTTGCACCTTGTGACGTTTCTATAGTTTGGGACACCACTGGGACACGAGCAAGCCTTAGAGCCGCAAGGGCTACAAGAGAAACGTCCCAACGTCCCACTGTCCCACATTAAAAACAATTTTAGAAAAAATTGTCGTCTTTTAACAAAATCCACCAAAAACCTTAATACAATGCTCTCTCTCTATTAACTTATATAATATATATAATAGGTTGGGACGGTACGTTGGGACGATTCCCCTCCAGCCTTAGAGCCGCAAGGGCTACAGCCGTCCCACGAATCGGCACACGCAAAAAAGCCGTGCCGTTTAGTAAAACTTATTAAAAAATGATTCTTTATAAGTAAAACTTATTAGACAAAAACAAGAAAAAGAACCATAATTACCGCGTCTAGTGAATAGCGTAGTGGCCAAGCATTAGATTTATTAAAGTTCACAAAAAAGCTATTTTCTTTTGCTTGTTGGGTTTTGTACTTTAACCCTCCACTACCAAGCATTAAAGAAGATGGCTTTTTTGTTTTGTGAGATTTGAAACATGAAACTAACTACTAAACAACAAGCCGCATTTGACACAATCATTGAGTGCATCAACTCAAACACACCAGTTTTATTAACAGGCTTTGCAGGAACAGGCAAAAGCACAACAATCGCAACCGTCATTAAACATCTAAGCCATAAGCTCATCACTATAGCAACGCCAACACACAAAGCCGCGTCCGTCCTTTCTGCTATGTTAAAAACAAACGGCATTGTGAGCGATAATGTTATCGTGACCACAATACACAAGGCATTGGGCAAACGTCCACAGCGTCAAGGTGGCGGTACAATGACGTTCAGCAAGCCAACAAAAGATATTTACGGCATATTGATTATTGATGAATGCTCAATGATTGATGCAGAGTTATTCGATGATATAAACAATGCAGCAAGTTTTGCCTCAATCGTTTATGTTGGCGACCCAGCCCAGTTACCACCAACAAGCGGCAATGGTGCGCTAAGTCCTGTATTTAGCTCAATCAACGAACGCGCCCATTTAAGCGAGGTTATTAGGCAGGGCGAGGGTAATCCCATTATTGAGCTATCAGCCGCGCTAAGACGTGTTATGGAATCGGCAAGCCACATTATTGTTAGTGATGTGGTTGAGATGGTGAATGAGTACGACAAGGACAGCACAAAAATAGGCATGATTCAAAAATCAGATATTGCTGATTATTGTGCTGATGCAATAAACAATGGTTTAGATTGTCGTTATTTAGCCTATCGCAATGAGACGATAGACAAACAAATGACAGAGATTAGAGCTAAATTGCATGGCCGTAATGTGCAAAGTTTTGTTGTTGGTGAGCCTGTCACATCATTAACAGGCATTCAAAACGTAATCAATAATAATCACGAGGGCATTGTCACGAAATTGGGCGAGGTCACACAAATACACGGCATAGCGTGCTGTTCTGTTACATTAGATAATGACTTGACCGTTTTTGCTGCAATCGACATCAAAGAAAAGAAAAATAAAGAGGTGGGTTTTTTTAGAATGTTTGAGAAGTTAAAAGCTCAAGCAGGACTAACGACTGATTTTAACTTAAAAGCCGACCTTTTAGCACAAGCACAAGAAGCAAGCGCACAGGGTTATAAAATTAAAGACGAGATTGCAGAGTTACGCCCTTGTGTGTCAACTACAGTACACAAGGCGCAAGGCTCAACATTTGATGTTGCTATTGTTGATGTTGCAGACATATTAACTATGCGTAATCGTAGCGAGGCTTTACAGTGTTTATATGTAGCAGTCACTCGTCCACGCAGTTATTTAATTTTGGTCGTGTAATATGAGTTTAAAATCATTGATTGATAAAGCACTATCTAAGCAACCACTGGCCAAGCCATCGCGCACCAAAAAACAACGCAATGCACAGCCTGAAGCAATCGAGCAGGAGCGCGTTATAAAGTGGGCGCGTGACAATGAAAATAATTATCCGTTTTTGTGGTTGTTACATAGCAGCCTAAACGGTGTCAAGTTATCAAAAAATCAGGCAGGAAGGGCTAAAACACAGGGAATGTTAAGCGGTGTGCCTGATTTGTTCTTACCAGTGCCAAGAAACAATTATCATGGACTCTATATTGAGATGAAAAGTGAAAAAGGGCGCGTCTCTGTTAGTCAAAGTCGTTTTTTATCTGTTACTAATGAATTGGGTTATCAATCTATTGTGTGCTATTCGAGCGAAGACGCTATACAAAAAATAAAGGAATATTTAAAAAATGCTAATCATGGGTAGTTTCGCAATACTTACGCTGTTTATTATTGGTATTGTGCTTGCTGTGGATATGTATAATTAAAACAATAAGACACCTAGACGCGATTAAAACAAAAAATATGTAGTTAGGTACTGCTCAAGATTACAGGCTCGCTAAGGGGCTAAAACAGGCGTTTACGTTGATGTGTGAATTGTCCCAATCTGATAGAGATTAATTTTATAGTTTTGGTAGAATGGTTTTTGCCGCAACATTGGACTAATTACCCAATGCGAGTCTTACGCCTTAGACGTGCGGCAATCTCTTTTTTTAAGGCGTATAACAAGGCGTATCAAAAATGCTTAAACCATCAAAACGAGTTTTAACACTCAAAAAAGTGCTAGAAGTTGAAAAGCACGGACTGTCAATCAATAAATCCGCTTATCTGCTTGGCGTTAGTATGCCAAAACTATGGCGGTTTATTAAAAAAAATAAAATCCAGTGGCGAGGTAAAAACCCGTGTTTTAGAAAAAACGAGGTTAACCCAGACAGCACATCACAAAGAATTAAAAAAAGCGGAATTTGTAAAGGTACTATTTATTATCGAATGAATGTTATGGGATTGACGCTAGAGCAAGCGATAGCAAGAGGGAGTTTAAATAAATGATGCCAAAAAAACTAACTCTTGAGTGTATATTAGAAGTCGAAAAACACGGATTAAGCATCAGCAAAAGTGCGTATTTGCTAGATGTTGCTGTTGCAACATTAGCGCGATATATTCGAGATAATCGAATTGTGTGGCGCGGTAAAAAACGATTTGGATACAATCCGTACAGCAATAATCAATTGATTTTAGCTAGTGGTGTGCCTAGCTCAACAGTTTATGAGCGAATGGCACGAGGTTTGACTCTGCATGAAGCGTTAGACCACAAAAAAGGGGCGAAAATAAATGAGTAACCAAGATTTTAGCCATTATTTTAAAAACGTGGAACACTTAAAAACGATAGACGTGTACCGAGTGCTTGACTTGTTTAACGTAGATAATCATTGCATCGGCCATGCTGTTAAAAAACTATTATGCAGTGGGCAACGTGGCGCAAAAGATAAACAACAAGACGTGCAAGAAGCAATTAGCAGTTTATTGCGTTACTTAGAGATGCAAACAGAGGACGAAAAGCAATGAGCTATCGAGAATTACCCGTACAAATGCACCCACGTTACCAAGAATTTTTAAAGTTCATGGCGGATTGTCCACATCGCAAAACGCCTAGCACGATGGAGACCGCTTTTTGGGCATGGTTTAAAATTATGAGTGAGTTGTGTGGTCACAGGTGGATAGAAACAGATAAGCCATTTGTTTTTGAAAAAGCTGGCACAGATGCACTAAAAAAAGATTTAGACCGCCTACACCGTGAGCGCGATTCGTTTCAAGAACAAGCGCGCGTTATGGCTGAATGTGTTGTTAATGACACAATTATTAACTACGCAATATGGCAAGCAATCAGCGATTTAGAGCGCGTGTGCAGACATAGAACAGCAACAGCGGCGGAGGATTGGCTACAAGTTGAGGCTGAGAATAGGACGCATATACCAACCATTAACTACGCGCTAGAAGTTCTTAAGGCGGCAGGGGTTGAGATGGATTCTAAAATAGGATTCCCGAATATTCGTATTATTTATGATAGAAGCAACAATAAGTTTTTTGGTAAATCTTGACAGCTAGAGCTATGAGCCTATAGTTAGTAAAAACTAGCGAGTAGGCGGCTATGGCTTTTGAGGGTGCTACGCTTGATATATTGCCGAATGGCGCAGCATTTATTACAAGCGGATTGACTGGTAAACCACTGTATTCTCGCTGTCTAAGCAATTTTAAAGAACGGCACGAACAATCGGCATTTGTGCAAAGTATTCGCAATCGAAAATGGTTTACTAGAGAGATAGAGAATCAGATAAATAACTTTTTTGAGCGTATGAATAATAGGTTTTGATTATGACACTACGAGAACAGCAATCTAAATTTGCTAAAATGGCAGCCGAGCTAATTTTAAAGGCGTATGAGCTAGGCTATGAGGTGACTCTAGGCGATGCGTACCGTGACCCACGATTACATGGCGAAATGGGTGTAAAAAAAGCTTATGGTGCAGCTAATTCGTTTCATAAGCTACGTTTAGCGATTGATTTAAACTTATTCAAAGATGGAAAGTTTTTAGGCAGTACCGAAGACCATCGAAAACTTGGCGAATGGTGGGAGTCTAAAGGCGGTACATGGGGCGGTCGTTGGACGGGCGCGAGAGCCGACGGCAATCATTATTCTTTAGGTGAGTAACACTCTGGTGAACAATGACGTTCTTTATGCCCCAAAACAGCGGGGCTTTTTTATTGTCTAAAATAATATGTTAAGCTATAGTCTAAATTTATACGTTAGCATTAGGGGTGCATGATGGAT